GCTACCGTCCAAAAACTATCGACGAGTGTATCCTTCCTAACTCCCTGAAGCAAACGTTTAAGTCTATCGTGAATGGCGGTGAACTGCCTAACATGATGTTCGCTGGTTCGGCTGGTGTTGGTAAGACTACTGTAGCAAAAGCGTTATGTAATGAGCTTGACCTAGATTACATCTTGATCAACGCTTCTGAAGACGGCAACATTGATACCCTGCGTACCAAAATCCGTCAGTTCGCTTCCTCCGTTTCTCTGTCTGGCGGGTACAAAGTTGTTATCCTCGATGAGGCTGACTACCTTAATGCTCAGTCAACGCAGCCTGCTCTCCGTGGGTTTATCGAGGAGTTCTCTAATAACTGCCGATTCATTCTAACCTGTAACTTCAAGAACAAGATTATTGAACCGCTCCACTCTCGTTGTTCGGTTTATGAGTTTGCTATTCCTAAGGATCAGAAACCTAAGATTGCGGCTCAGTTCTTTAAGCGCCTCCAGGAAATCCTCAATATCGAAAACATTGAGTTTGACCAGAAGGCACTGGCTGTACTGGTTGAGAAGCATTTTCCTGATTGGCGTCGAGTGTTGAATGAAGTTCAGCGTCACTCTATTACGGGCAAAATCGATGCTGGCTCTATTGTTGACCTGTCTGATGACAACTTCAATGTACTGACCAATTCGCTGAAGGACAAAGACTTTAAGGTGATGCGCAAGTGGGTTGCTGACAATATTGACATTGAACCACAGGCTATCTTCCGTAAGATTTATGACACGATGTACGATAAGATTGAACCGCAATCTATCCCTCAAACCGTTGTAACCCTTGCCGAGTACCAGTACAAAAACGCATTCGTTGCTGACCATGAATTGAATGTTGTTGCTTGTATGACTGAACTTATGTCTGATGTAAGGTGGAAGTGATGGACTTAATATATGATTATGAGACCCTCTCAGCTAAAGTTGAGTCGGTTCCGGTGGTTACGCTGGCGACACTAAAGTTCGACAGGGAAAGGTTCAAAACCAATCCGTATACTTTCCCTGAGCTAGTAGAGTCATGTGTTCTGTACAAGTTTAATGTTGCTGAACAAATTGAGCGATACAAAAGGGTTATTGATAAAGAAACGTTAGACTGGTGGCAGAACGTCCCTAAGGAAGTCCGCGATGCTCAGTTAAAACCTAGCCAGGATGACTTATCGGTTTCTAATATACCTTCGATTTTTAATTCGTTAGTAGATAAGAAAACAACTATATGGACTCGAGGAAATACTTTCGATCCTGTTATCACTGATATTTACTTTCGTCAATTAGAAGAGTATAATTACCCTTACAGCTGGTGGAATATTCGGGACACCCGTTCGTTTATAGACGGGCTGACATACGGTTCTGATATTTCAAATAGCTTTATACCCGATGACCTGAAAGAAAAGTTTGATGCGCATGACCCTCGTCACGATATCTCTATGGACGTTATGCGTATGCAATACATTATTCGGTTGTTGTATTCTGATGAACCACCTTGGGATTGATTATGGCATATTCACCTTTTGATTTTTTGAACGCAATAAACTACAGCAAAGAACAACTTATTGTTGATGCTGAAACCGAGAAACAGTACGTCCCCTTCAAGGTTAATATGGGGTTGTCGTACTTTGATGACACTGTTAGGCTCGCTAATGTTATGAACATGCACCACAAAATAGATAAGAAACTTCAGAACGATTTTCTTATAAATATTATTAGGAAACGGAAGAGATTCTCTAAATGGTTTAAACCTGAGAAGTCTTCCGACCTTGAAGTGGTCAAAGAATATTATGGATATAGCACCGAAAAAGCTCGTCACGCTTTGACCTTACTAACTAATGAACAAATTGAAGAGTTAAAGAGAAGGACGTATAAGGGTGGAAGAAAATAAAACAATAGAATGGTCTCCAGCCATGTTACTTGAAGTAACACTAAATGAGCCGGATGACTTCCTTAAGGTTCGCGAAACCTTAACCCGAATTGGCGTAGCATCCCGCAAAGACAATAAACTATATCAGTCATGCCATATCCTACATAAGCAGGGCAGGTACTTTATTGTTCATTTTAAGGAACTATTCTTGCTAGACGGAAAGTCGAGCAACTTACTAGAGAATGATGTTCAGCGAAGAAACACTATAGCTACGCTTTTGAGTGATTGGGGTCTTATTGATGTGGTAGATAAAGAGCAGTCTAAAAATGTTGCTCCGCTTCGCCAGATTAAAGTGATCTCATTCAAAGATAAACATAACTGGGAACTATGCCCAAAATATAATATTGGAATTGCGAAATGAAACCTACATATGATAATTTGTTTATCGCGGAAATGAAAAAGGATACCACTACAGCAAGCGGTATCGTACTGTCTCGAGATATTGAGACAGGTAATAAACCAGCAGTTGTACTGGCTGCTGGTCCGGACGCTAAAGGCGTCAAAGCTGGTATGAAGTGTTACGTCAAATGGTCTGACGCTGTACCAGTGACTCACGAAGGACAAATTGGAGCATTTATTTCAGAAAAAAGTGTTCTAGCATACTTCGATTGAGTATAAATAAAGGTGAGTGCGGAATAGTCCGGCTCACCATTTAAAATTAAATTCTTGCTTAATAAAAGGAGAATGTCTTATGACAATCAATCACCCATCATTCGTTGGCTTCGAAACTCTGTTTGACAAAATTGACCGTATGGCTCATCAGCAGAATCCAGGCTACCCTCCACACAATATCCTAAAGTTTGACGACAATGACGAAGACTTCGTTCTTGAGCTCGCGCTTGCTGGCTACCGTCAAGAGGATATTGAAATCGTTCTCGAGAAAGATACCCTAACCGTTCAAACAACTAAGGACTACGGTTCAAATGTTGACGGTGTGGTATTCCTACACAAAGGCGTATCGACTAAGAAGTTCCGCAAAACGTTTACAATTGCTGATAACATCGAAGTTATCGGTGCCAGCATGACAAACGGTATGCTTCAAATTGAACTTCATAAGTTTGTACCGGAAGAGGACAAGCCTCGATACATTAGTATAAGTAATGATGTAGATAAGAAAACAGAATCAATATATCTCACTGAATAGTTATACTAAAGTATAAATAATTTTATCGTAACGAACACAACACACAAGGAAACTCAAAATGTTCGGTAAAATTAAACGCAGTGTTAAACACACTATCAAACGGGCTGCTATTGCGGCAGTCCGTTCTAGAAAAGAAGAAGCCTACTTTAAACTAGCGCATTACATGGCTCATGAATATCCTTCTGATTGGTCTCTGCACCAGATTGTAGCAGACATCAAAGTCAAACAGAAAGAAGGGGCACTGAAATGAACTGGTTGAAAGCTGTTCTTAAAGAATTGAGCAAAGATTCATACGAGCGCTATCGCGACCGTGTTGAAGAATATCTTGCTTCCTCGTCATCTATGGTTGAACTGGAAAACAGAATACGTCAGATTGAACGCGGCGAAGTAAAACTTTAATATATAATACACAACACACACAAGGAGACTAATATGTCAACTAAAAACCCGTTTGAAATTCGTACAGAAATCCTAGCAATGGCTAAGGATTACATGGACAAACAGTATGCCCTCAACCTTGAGGTGGCGCAGAAGATGAGCGAAGCAGTCGGCTCTACTGCTATGCCAACAATATATACTGTTGAAGACCTCATGGAAAAGGCTAAAGAGTTCTATTCTTTCGTTTCTAAGAAAGACTAATAAACCCTTAAACCCACACCCCGCCAAGCGGGGTTTTTATTATAGGTGAATAATATGCTACTACCTGATGTGACTTTTTATATGCGTGAACGTGATGAATCCATTGGCGGTGAAAACCCGTTCAAGTGGGTTTACAAAACAACCAAAGACCTATTTGCTAATAAGAAAGTAGTAATCTTTGGACTCCCTGGAGCATTTACCCCTACCTGTTCCAACTCACAGCTTCCTGGCTATGAAGAAATGTACGATGAATTTACAGCAAAGGGTGTAGATGAAATCTGGTGTACCTCAGTAAACGATGCGTTTGTTATGTACCAGTGGGGAAAGGCTCAAGGGCTAGATAACGTTAAGCTGCTACCAGATGGCAATGGTGACTTTGCTGATGGGCTGGGTATGCTTGTGGATAAAACTAATCTTGGGTTCGGTAAGCGCAGCTGGCGTTACGCTATGCTCGTAGAAGATCTAGAAATTAAAAACATTTGGCAAGAAGCCGATATTATGGATAACTGTCCAATCGACCCATATGACGTATCTTCGCCTGAATATGTAATTGAACGACTATAAGGAATTATTATGACAACTAAAGTAATCCGCTTGACCACTGGTGAAGAAATCATCGCGAAAGTTAATGCTGTTGAGGGTGTTAATCTAAACATTGAATCCCCGCTAATTCTCCTCCCCACCGAGGACGGAAAGCTGACCTTTGCGACTTGGATCCCGTACATGCGCGATAAGACGCTTGACATTAACTTGAATACTGTTATGTTTATGTTCGAGCCAGTCACTGAGATGGCTGACCACTACCGTGAAGCCACTACTGGTATCAAGGTTCCGGACAAGAAAATAATTGTATAAAGTGCTTTACTTTTGAACTCAATGGGCGTATACTTATCGGTATATGCCCTTTTTCATTATGGAGATAAAACATTGTCTGAATTTTACACATCAGTTGAACGCTTTGGTAATTCCCTTCTCTACCGAGGATACAAGAACGGTCAGCGTGTACAGGATAAGATTAAGTTCAAGCCGACCCTATTTGTCCCAGACGCGAAGTCTAGTACTTTCGCCCTAGATGGTTGCCCCGTATCTCACGTGAACTTTGACTCTATGCGAGACGCAAAAGAGTTCATGGAGCAGTACCGTGATATGCCTAACTTTAAAGTCTATGGCAATACAAATTACGTTGTACAGTATATCCAAGAGAAATTCCCAGGCAAGAACATTGCGTTCTCTCGTGAAGATATTGACGTTGCCTCAATCGACATCGAGGTCTACTCAGCAGATGGGTTTCCGGAACCAGATGAAGCTGCTTATCCTGTAACCGCAATTTGTATGAAATCTTCTAAGGATGACACATATATCGTTTGGGGTACTAAGGACTATGACTACAGCAAACGTCACGAAGACCTGAAAGACGTGAAGATTGAATACCGCCAGTGTAAAGACGAAGCAACCCTACTTATGCAGTTCGTGTCGCATTGGTCATCCCCGCTACATTGTCCAGATGTAGTGACTGGTTGGAACACCCGTTTCTTTGATATTCCGTACCTTGTGAACCGTATAGGCAAAGTCCTCGGTTCAGACATGGTGAAGAAACTAAGTCCATGGGGGTTAGTCAACGAGCGTAATTCTAAGATCAACGGTCGCGATGTACAGCGATACGAGCTCTCTGGTATCGCCGAGCTAGACTTCCTAGAACTGTTCAAGAAGTTCACATACTCAGCCCAGGAAAGCTACAAGCTTGACCACATTGCTCACGTAATCCTGGGCGAAAAGAAACTGAGTTATGAAGAGTTCGGTAACTTGTTCAACCTATACGTCGAAGACCATCAGCTGTTCATTGACTACAACGTCAAGGACGTGCTCCTTGTTCAGCGACTTGAAGATAAGATGGGCTTGATTACCCTAGCTATGACACTGGCTTATCGCGGTGGCGTGAACTACTCCGAAACGCTCGGGACTACTGGTATTTGGGACTCTATCATATACCGAGACCTTCACGACAAAGGCGTTGTCCTTCAGCCCAACGAAGAGAAGTTCAAGACTGAATTTGCGGGTGGTTACGTTAAAGCACCAAAGGTTGGTCTACATAACTGGGTCGTTTCTTTTGACTTGAACTCTCTGTACCCCCACCTTATCATGCAGGGCAATATGTCTCCCGAGACTATTCATGATGGTACGATGGGGTCGATCAGCGTAGAAAGCTGCCTCGACAAAGTTGAGATGAACCCAGGAGAGTATGCCGTTGCCCCTAATGGTGCGATGTTCCGGAAGGATCAGCGTGGCGTTATCCCTACAATAATCGAAGAGATGTACGCTGAACGTAAAATGGCTAAGAAGGAAATGCTTCGCGCTGAGCAAGAATTGGTTGACCTTAAACAAACGAGCGGATATACGAAGGATGACGTGTACCAACTCGAGAAAAAGATATCGACTCTGAATAATAAACAGATGGCTATTAAGATCTTGATGAACTCACTTTATGGCGCATTGGGCAACCGTTACTTCCGTCACTTTGACCTGCGTATGGCGGAGGCGATTACGTTGTACGGTCAGCTGGCTATCAAGTGGGCTGAAAAGGCATTTAATGGCTTCATGAATAAAGTCGTGGGGACTAAGAATTATGATTATGTCATCGCTATTGATACTGATTCTAACTACGTTGACTTTGGTCCTCTGGTTGAGAAGCTTGGTTACAAAGACAAACCAGTCAAAGAAACAGTCGCGCTGATCGATAAGATTTGTAAAGATCAGTTTGAACCAATGATTGCGAAGGCATACAAAGAGCTCGCCGAGTACATGAACGCTTATGAAGATAAGATGGTTATGGAACGTGAGGTAATTGCCGACCGTGGTGTATGGGTAGCCAAGAAACGTTATATCCTGAACGTTCATAACTCTGAAGGCGTCGAGTACAAAGAACCTAAACTTAAGATGATGGGTATTGAGGCGGTCAAGTCTTCGACCCCAGGGATTTGTCGCGATGCTATGAAGGAACTATTCAAAGTCATCATGACAGGCTCCGAGAGCAATACTCAGAAGGCGATTGCTCAGTTTAAGGGTTACTTTACGAATCAGCCGCCAGAGTCTGTAAGCTTCCCTCGAGGCGTCTCTGACGTTATTAAGTGGCGCGATCGTAGTAATATCTACAAGAAGGGCACTCCGATCCACGTTCGCGGTGCTTTGATGTATAACCATACGCTTGAGCAAAAAGGGTTGAAGGTTTATCCAAAAATACAGAATGGCGATAAGGTCAAGTTCTGTTACTTGAAGAAACCAAACCCGATAGGCGAGAACGTTATCTCTTATCCTGATTACTTGCCCGAAGAGCTTCAGCTTCACAAGTATGTGGACTATGAGACGATGTTTAACAAAACGTTCCTCGATGCGATTACTCCGATTCTAGATGCGATTGGCTGGTCTGCTGAAGAGCGTGTAAGTATTGAGGATTTCTTTGGATGAACGTAGAAGATGAATTAATGATTATAACCATGGAGGAGTGCGCCGAGCTACAAATGGCGCTCTCCAAACGTATGCGCTTTGGCGGTAATATGGATAACATCAAACAGGAGCTAGGTGACGTTGCTGCTATGTTGGGATTGTTCCTTGAGTGTGGGTTGATCACGGACGAAGAGCTACAGGCAAATGCTCATAAGAAATTGCTGAAACTCCGGAAGTGGTCAAACTTGCCTATCCCTAAATAGGGAATGTACCGTATCTGAATTAAGGGCATTGAAAATGTACATAGTTGAGAGTCGATTCACTCACATAGAAACAAAAGAATCCACCGAAATCCACAAAGAAAATGATGTATACCAATACTCATACGATTCCCCTCCCATCCAAGAATGTAAACTAAGGTTAGATAACGAAGTCATAGAAGTTGATGAGATTATCTCTGTCACCGAAGATGTCGTCGAGTTCTATGACCCTAACCATATTAGGTACAAATGGTATAAAAGAGAATAGACATATTCTAAATTGATATAACAAAAAGCTTTACTTTTTATCGATCAATTGCTATAATACATGTATAAATTGATTGAGGAACTTTGTTATGACTATGAAAATTACTACCCCAGCAATGTCCCACGCTCGTATTGCTGAGATGGAGGATATCTGCTTCTCTGACTTCCACAAAGATGTCTACGGATACCGTCCTCGTGGTGTTGAGTGGGATTCTTGGGTGAACATGAGCGAGTGGGGTTTCAACAATGCGCTTGATAGAATGATGGATAAGATGCAAGCCGACATTGCCCTTGAAGAACAGCGCGAAGCTGAAGCTCTTGAATCGTTCAAGGCTGACCTCCAGAATCTGATGGCATCAGGTGTGGGTGATTGGAAAGCAGCACTTCGTTGTATGATGAAAGAAACTGAAGAAGACAACGTCGAATACTTCCTCTGGAGTTTGGGTATCGGTTATGCCAAACGCGAAGAAATCGTGAACAAATTTTTTAATCTTTGAGAAGGTATAATATTATGAAAATCGAACTCGGTAAAACCTACTCTGTATCAAACAAATACAAAAAGACTTTTGTTGAGGATAACTTCCTCACCTCAACGATGGAAGGCATGCCGTCATTTGACCGAATTACTGTATGGCGTTCAGGCACAATTAAGGTGACGCCAATACACGAGTATGAAGTTGAATATCTACAAGAGATGTTAGATGCTGGTGATGATTGCGACAACTTTGATTTTGATGAATTCGAAGAGGTTGAGTTCGATTCATCATGGGATGGCTATTCGGAAGAGTATGAATCTGGTGATGCGGAAAATCTGGCAAAGGTCGAAGAACTAATCGAAGAATATGAGTCGCTAGAAGAAGACGATTATTTTGACTTTATTAGTTACGCTGAAGAGAAATATGAATACGACTATGAAGAAGTCACATACTGTATTGAAGGACCGATTGTGGTAGAACTAGTGGAGCTAGATTGATGAAAAACGTGATTAAATCTTTGACTCATCCTGATGTTCTATGGTTCGTTTCAATAGTTGTGATCGGATCAACTATCGTCGATCGCCTCAAAAACCCTGTGGCTGAACCTATATTTGTTTTGCTGTCGCCAATATGTTTGATGTATTTGGCGTATGACGCGAGGCGGGTTTTCTACAAATTCAAACCAAAACGGGGGTAGGCAATGTATGTTGTCCAGATATACACTGAGGCTGGTTGGCAAACTTACTGCGACGATCGAGGTAATATAATCCGATTTGCTGATTTAGATTTCGCTGAACTTTACTTTAATGATAAAGCAGAGTATAATAAACTTTGTTATCGCGCAATTGATGAAAGAGATATTGACAATGAAGAAGCCTTCTGACTACATTATTGAACTTTGTAAAACCAACTCCCGTCTTGAGAAAGAGTCTATCCTAGCTGACGCTATGTCCAACAATGAGTTTGTTCGCGGATTTAAACGAGCTCTGGACACCTTCGAAACATTCGGAGTCAAGAAAGTTGAAGAAGTCTATCACGATAACGATACCCTTGACATCGAATCCTACTACCATATGCTTGATAATCTTGCGGCAAGACGTTTGACTGGTAACGAAGCCCGAGATAAAATCAAGGCGATGTCTACCTCAATAGATGACGTTGAATGGAATATGTTCTATCGACGTGTTCTACTAAAAAATATGGACTGCGGTGTTAACGTTACCACTTGGAATAAGGTCGCAAAAAAGGTGGATAAATCTTTAGTGGTTCCGGTGTTTTCTTGTCAACTAGCGTATGATGGCGCGAAAGTCGATAATATGTCTGGCGAAAAACTCGTTGAAATCAAGCTTGATGGTGTGCGTGTTATTGCTATTGTGTACAGCGACGGTCGCGTTTCCCTACACTCAAGGAACGGAAAGCGTTTGGAGAATTTCCCTAAAATAGAAGAAGCTTTGTCTAAATATGCTGTAGAAAGTTGCCCCCTTGTTTTTGACGGTGAGGTGATGAGTTCATCATTCCAAGACTTGATGAAGCAAGTACACCGTAAGGATGATGTACAGACTGACGATGCTGTCCTATATCTGTTCGATTGCGTATCTCTTGATGAGTTCACGGCAGGGTATTCGTCCACACCCCAGCGTGTACGTTCGGAACTCTTGCGTAACACCGTACAACCTGAATATTGTATTCGAGTAGTAAACCAAACGCCTATTGACTTAGATACCGATTTAGGTCAGAAACACTTTGCGGAAATTAATAGAATGGCTATTAAAAATGGCTACGAAGGTGTGATGATCAAAGATCCCGAGGCTCCATACGAAACCAAGCGTACCAAGTCTTGGCTAAAAATTAAGCCATTCATAGAAGTAACATTAACAGTAACAGATGTTCAAGAGGGGACTGGTAAATATGAAAACAATACGGGAGCTCTTGTATGCGCTGGTCGAGATGCCGGAAAAGACATTCTGGTCAATGTCGGTAGTGGTCTATCTGATGCTATGCGCAGTGATATATGGGCTGACAAAGATTCTGTGGTAGGTCAGCTGGTTGAGATAAAAGCGGACGCTGTAACCCAAAACCAAGACGGGACATACTCACTAAGATTCCCACGATTTAAATCATTTAGAGGCTTTGAGCCAGGAGAAAAGTTGTAATGACTAATTTTGATAAAGTTGTAAAATTCATGAACACATTCGGTCAGGAAGTTAAGCCTCAACCTGAGCTACCTTCTATTGACATTCAGGCTCTTCGAGTAGACCTGATTAAAGAAGAACTCGATGAATTGATTGAAGCCCTAGCCGATAAAGATATCGTTGAAGTTGCGGACGCTCTGACTGATATTCTTTATGTAACATACGGTGCTGGCGCTGCGTTTGGTATTGACCTTGACGCTTGCTTCGATGAGGTTCAACGCTCTAACATGAGTAAACTTGGCGCTGACGGAAAGCCGATGTATCGTGAAGACGGTAAAGTAATGAAAGGTCCAAATTATTCAGAGCCAGACTTAAAAAGTACTTTACAAACCCAGGAAGATTTAGTATAATATTCGGAACCTTCGGGAGATTTCGTAAACTATTAGGATCTAAAATTATGGAAAAAGTTACAATTAACGGTCGGCAATGGCAAAAGTATATCGGTGACGAAGGGCAAGATGTTTATGTTGCCCTCTTCGTTGAAGACCAAGAGAACCTCATCGGCAAATACGCTGATGAGGATTCATTCGATATTCTCATTGACAAAGACGCTGACTTTTATCTACCGCCATCGTGTGATGTAGTCGCTTCTACTGACTGCGATAAGCAATGTATCAACTGTATAGGTGAAGACCGTGTTGCGTTCAAATTCCGTAAGAACGTATTCACGCAGGAAGAACAAGACGGTGCTTATGCTGGTCTTTACAGCGCTGCTGCTGAGTCTAACAACCGTGGTATGGCTGCTGGTCCTCGAGCCGAAACAAGTCAGGGTCGCGAATGGGTTACTCCGTTCCAGCGCGATATCCTGGACTTCTTTGCTAAGGGTTCTCCGCAGAACGTTATGGGTACTGACCCAGTTGAGGACATTATCAAGAAACATGAAACCAAGCAGTACGAAACACGTGGCGAAGTTTGGTTGGTTCAAAAGGTCGAGAAAGAATATGAGGATTACCGCAATTTCTTTGATCAGTGCCTAGCCAAACTCCGTTCCCTTCCGGTAGATGAAGCTCGGGAATATGCTATACACGTTCGCGATACGATGATCAGCGGAACTTCCTACGCTACTCCGCTGTGGTCCGGAATCACTGGCTTCTATGGACGCTACCCTCGTATCCCTTATGGTCGTGCTACTAGCCATGTAGAGCATAACCGAGAAGACTTTGAGAAGTGCTACCCGTTTGCCCGTAAACTCGACCAAGAGTTTGCTCGCTTACTTCCGCAGCGTTATGCGTACCAAAAAAGATGTGCTGACAGTATCGACCCTAAATTCTTGATTGGCGAGGATACTACCTTTACGACCGTTACAGTCAATACAACTCAGTCTGACCGAAATGCTCGTATGGCTTGTCATAAGGATGCTGGTTCATTAAATGAGGGTTTCTCTAACCTTACTGTAATTGCTCCGAAAGGTAAATCATGGAAGGGCGGATACCTTACTGCTCCGGAAGTTCGCGCAGCTATTGATGTTCGACCAGGAGATCTACTCCTTATTGATAATATGCGAATAATTCACGGCAATCAGCCTATTGAAGCCCCTGACTCTGGCGAAGAAGACCTACTTCGTATGTCCCTTGTTTTCTACTTCCGTGAGGATATGTTACAACTAGGTTCTTGGGATTATGAGGCGCTGCGTCGTAAGTTTGTTGACGATCGTCGAACCAACAAAGAACATCCGTTATGGAAAGAGCGTTGGAATGGCGTGAGTCCTGGTTTTATGAACGATAATTCAGAAGAATGGTATCAATACCTTTTAGAACATGGAGGCGAAGAGTTGATGAAAGAAAACCAACCAGGGTTATGGGATCATTTCAACAACTCTAATGATTTAGAATCATTTTTCTCTTAGGGTTTTACAATTGTCGAAGTGGTATCTATTCATGTTACCTTTGTGTTTGGATACCACTCCGCAATGAGGGCAAGTTATATCTTCTCTGCTGTTGAAAGTTCCTCTATATTTCTGTATTCGGGCTAAACGTTTATCTTTGTCATTATAGAAATCTTTCATAGATTGCTTGTGTGTTTCCCTAGCTTCTTCTGTGTGCATATGATGGTAGTTTAATTTACCGCTTTCTGAAAATTTATCCCTTGCTTCTTCAGATAGGTTTTTATTTGATAATCTTTGTTTTCTTGTCTCTTCGTCGTAGGCAGCCCAACCCATTTTAGATTTAGATTCTTCATTGTGAGTTTTGCCGAAGAATGGATTATTCTCTCCGGACATCCTTTTAGAATGTAGAGAATTTTTCCTACTGACATAAGATTCGTACAATTTAGAGTTTATATCTTTTCTAAAGAACTTGACTGCCGAATACGATTGCGATAATACATCAGGAAACGCTTTAGCGAGTATTAAGTGGGCTAACCTATGCGCCCTAGTTGGGAGCAATATTTTGTTCCAAGGGTTTTCCACTAAGTTTGTGTATTCTGGGAACATATCCTTAGCCTTTGGACATATGTGGTGCTTCTCGCCTTCGGTAGAGTCATTGTAAGCCTCTATTAACCGAATGTATCTTGACATGTAATGTTTGTTGTGAGGTTTTGATGCTAATATTGAATAAATAAGTTTGCTGTCCATTTACTTTCTCCTTAAGTTGTAGTATAATAACGGATAGAGTGGTTGGGGCGACCCGCGAACCATACCTTTATTTATAATTTTGCGATTTTCAGGGGTTAGCCCTGACATGTGGTTTGGAGGATTTCTTTTAATGTGCGCAGTAATGGGATTTGAATTAAAAAACGTAACAAGAGATGATATAAGTGCTATCCGCACCCTATTCTTTGAATCACAAATCCGAGGGAGGCACGCTACTGGCGTGTCTTTCCTAAAAGAGGGTAAGATACATACGATAAAGGAAGCTGTTGAGGCATCTGAATTTATAAAACATCATCCACCAATCGACTGGGTTGACGAGAACGGTAACATAACAGCTATCGCTCATTGTCGGTACAGTACTTCTGACTTGCGTTTTAATCAACCTATTGCTGACGAAAAGTTATCTGTTGTTCATAACGGTGTTATTTCGCAAGAACTTCCGGAGAATTGGTATAGACTCTATGGAATCAAATGCGAAACCGCTAACGACACCGAACTTCTTTTCCATCGCCCTTCTTTAAATGAGTGGGCAAATTCTTCAATTTCCGCTTTACTTTTGACAGTAAATGGAATAGAATATATGCGTAATGGTAAAAGACCATTATGGTGTGCTGACATTGAACACGGTCGTATATTTGCTTCGACTTCTGACATTATAAGTAGAAGTCAATTCAAAACTAAATCAAAAAACCGAGTTAGTTTTGCTGGTATAGACTTACAACCATAGGATACATTATGTACAATAAAGATGATTTTACTTGGGGCTACGAGATTGAGTGGGGCGATATTGACCGTCGCCTAGAGATTCCGGAGCATCTAGGTTCTTGGGAATATTCAGAGACTGACGTAGTAAACCTGCGTCCACCATACAAATACGTTGCTTGTGATCCGCTCGGCGAAGACCCTCCGTTCGGGGGAGAGGTCAATACTAAACCGACCAAAACCTGGGAAGAACAGGTAGATCGAATCCAAGAGATTAAACAGTGGTTTACTGATCAGGGATGCGAGCCTACTTCAAACTGCCTAAGCCATTCGCATCTACACGTGTATGTGCCTGAGCTAACTAAAGATCTAGATGCCCTTAAGCGTTTGATCAAATACATTAAAGCGAACCAAGCTGACGTTGTAGAGAACTGCGGTCTATTCCATGAAGCGGCTTCCATGAAGAAAGCGAAAGGCGCTACCATGTATATGAAATATGACGGTGGACGCCAGATGCCTGATTACATGGCTGACAATATTATTAATCTGGCTAAAGACTTTGATCACTTCATCAAGCTCCATGCTGCTGGCAAGGACGGTGTTTCGATGGGTCGCCCTTTCCGTTACGCGATTAACACCTACTGCCTAAAACATACTGGAACAATCGAGTTTCGGTGTTTTCGGGCTACCACAGAACGTAAGCATATGGAATCTATGTTCCGTTTCGTTGAGGCGTTTATTGATGCTGCCCTAAACGATGGTCCGAGCGTTAAAGAAATTTTGGCTGATGGCGACTATGAGTTTCCGCCATTCCAGTGGGACTTGAATCAGTGGATAGGGCACCAAAAGACAAAGTGGGACAAAGACCGTGGCAAAAAACAGCGAGCATACATTGAAGTTGCGTAGCACGACAGCGGAGGAGTTTACCTCCGCTATATCTGATGACCCTGCGGATAAGTTCGCCAATACCTTTATTGCGAAGGCGAACATGCAGGGGTTATGGGATAAGTGTATAGGGTTATGGGATGGCGACCAGCTTGCTGGCGCTATCATAACGACTGTGTCTAAACGTTCACCAAAAGTAGCAAACCTACAACTCCTCCATACGTTTGCGGCTCATAGGGGTAAGGGTGTTGCCCGAATCCTTTGCGAAGATTCTCTTGAGCGAGTAAAGGGGCAGGCGACATACTTCCGTGTGTCCTCTGAAATCCCTGCTATTAAGTTCTACGAGAAGATCGGCTTTACTTTCCAAGGTAAACAGAAAAGTGGCTGCCAGCTATCTATCTTCCGCATAAACAATACTTTCGCTGATAGCTATTATCAGCTAGACGATCCTGTCATCTACTCCGCAGTACACAAGAAAGGCAAAGGCGGTTGCGTCGAAGTCTTTCTTGAATCACCAAAAGGGTTAGAAGATTTCTTCTGATCCTTATTCCTATTTGATATAATAATTTCCTTTACTTTTATCCCAGATCCACCTATAATTACCTTGTATTGAGATCGAGGACTATATCATGGCTAAAAAAAATCAAGCGTTCGTATACGGTTGGAATAATATTCAGAACAAAAAGAAATACGTAGGATTTCGTAAGAGTAGCGAAATCAACGACGGCTACAAATTTTCATCAGAAGACAAAGAGCTTAAAAGGGATTGGTCAAGAGGTTTACTACACAGGTCAATCCTTTTTGTAGGTACACCCGAAGAAGCTATAAAATACGAAAGCAAACTACTACACCACTTTAACGCACGCACCAACGGGCAGTTTTACAACAAGTCAAACGGAGGCGGAGTAGGTTGTAAAGGTTGGGAGGAACTTTCAGAGAGCGTAATTCAGGGAGGAATAGATTGGGTTGAGAAGGGTATAGAGCCAATCACAGAATCAAAAGACACTTACGATGTAATCGATACAAAACTAGTTAATCGGATTTGGAAAAACTGCCAAGAGGGGAAATACCAAGTAGTTGAAACTAATATTGAGGAAATTCGTAAATTTGATCACAACCAGGTTCGTTTAGTATTATTAGACCCGAAACACGTACAAGCTATTGCGGAGAAGATGGAAGACGACCCAGCAGAGGCTCGTACTAACGTTTCTCCAATTATAGTTTGCGTCAGCCCAGACGGTACACGAACTATACTAGACGGAAACCACACTTCCAGGGCAGTAGATGTAGCTAATTGGCAATCAGCGCCAGTTATATACTTAAATTCTTCGGAGTTTAATGATAGCCAGTCGAATATGGATAAGTTTGGTAACGTTGCTAATCACAACCCTAAATTGAAGAAACCAAATAGTTCACGTGATTGCCAGAGAGCTATCACAAACTTATGGGCGAACAACTTTAGGGATAATGACCCAAACCTTGAGATCCTACAAAGTGAAAAATTTAAAAACACTTGTTTAGAAGTTTTTTACCCACTTTGGTCGCTAAGGGAGATCGCTTCTAACTACAGTAAAGCAGTCATTAACGTAAAAACAGATAAGGCGACAGCTGACCTTAACTTTATTAAATACAGTTCAAAGGAGCTTGACGCTATCGCTAAATCTGTTAGAGACCGCAACCCTGATTTGGCAGTGATTACGGTATCTTCTGGCGCTTGTTACAACTCTGGTATTGGTGGGGTTCTTAACAAGATGGGCGGTATGGATAATTGGAATGGAATGCTTATTATTCACCACGGCAACATTAATGAATACGAGCTTTGGACGGAATCTGAAGCCAAGCTACATAAAGCTTTAAAACGTGTTCACCCCGATTGCGATATAAAGATTCGAATTCTTAAAGCATTCGAGACGAAACAAAAACGAGTAAATCTTTAATGAACTATAACGAAAACCGAAGAGAGGCTTTCATTAAGTGGTATGCGTGGTCCTTGGAATTCAAGGACTGCGACCCCGCTGTTTGGATGACCAATTACCTTAATGATAGATTTGAACATAACTCAGAGCAGCGTATCTGGCTGTCTTGGTTGTATGGCAATACATACTACCTACCAACCGCTTGGGTTCTTATTAATGAGTTCCCTGACTTTGAGTTGGCTACCTATGACCGAATGAACCAATGGAACACGGAGAACTATAAACGTCTCCGCTACCAAACGGACACAAAATGGTCTAAGGGACACTTAGCCGATATGTTCAAATCCTATCATGCTTTCGTTGGAGATAAAACCCAGCGCGAAGTATTTGAGCAGTATATGGGGGATAACGAAGAACAAAATTTCGATAAACTATATGAAGTCGTCAAAGATAAGTTCTACAAGTTCGGACGCTATTCTACTTGGTTCTTTCTACAGCACCTAAATCATACCGCCAATATCCCAAACGTACCAGATAGTTTATTGCTAGATGACTTTAGCGGTTCTCGCTCTCATCGTAATGGCTTATTGCTGGCGCTCGGTAAGGATGATCAGTACGATGTACGTCAGACTATTGGGGAATATGCTTGGCTCGAAGCAGAAGCAAAAAGTATAATGGAAGAGATGAAAAGTCGCTTCCCACACTTGACTTCTGAGATAAATCCGTTTACAATGGAAACCTGTCTCTGTTCATTTAAGAAGATATTCCGAGTGCGTCATGGCAGATACTTGGGGTATTACAATGACAGGGTCGCAGAGGAGATCTCTAAGGTTGAATCTGATGGTTGGTATGGTATTGAGTGGCGTGTACTTTGGGACGCTCGTAGAGAAACTCTTGATGCTAGGCTGTATGATTCAAACGTTATCCAAAAGGGTAAGATGGCTGAGTTCGTTGAAACTAATAATATTGACCGACTAGACTGGATGTTCAAAGAAGACGAACCAGTCTCAATGGGTCTTGATGCTTTTATGTGAGGATATTATGAAACTAATTTATTTGATTGGCGTGCCAGGAACAGGTAAGTCTACAATCATGAAAGAATTTATGAGCAGATTCGATGGGTGGAAAACCGACCGTCCGATTGACCTGCTAGACACGCACGTGAGCGGGAACGTGCGCGTGCTCGGGAAATACGAAGAAGGCGAAACGTTCTCAGGGACAGACCGTTTGTCTATGGCTGTCGCGCCAAAAGCAATTGAATACTTTACTTCTAACCCAGAAGAGGTTATAATAGGTGAAGGTGATAGATTGAATAACAAAGGCGTTTTTGAATCTGTTGAAGATAAAGTCATAATCCATCTAACGGTCTCGGATAAAGAACGTCAACGTCGATACGATGAACGTGGCTCGGAGCAGAGTGATAAGTTCATCCAAACAGTAGCAACTAAATGTAAAAATATAGTAGAGGCTTTCGGCGATCAGCAAACCCTATTCGGCGAAGAAGAGGGATGTATTGTTGAGTTCAAACACGAGACTCCTGAGGATACGCAAAAAGTCGTGGAGTATATGATGTCATGTATTCGCTAACAATTTTCAAGAATCGTTTCGATAATAAGACAAATAAGCGCATGGACTTCGAGACCTGGGAACAGTTCGAAGAACTCTTGTATAAGCTTGCCTCGCAGCCCCTAGCAGGTAAAGAGGCTGCTCAACTAATTTCGCCAGCAGTATATTTGGAAGGCGAGAAACGTCGAAATGCGAATGTTATAGAATGGGCTGGTTGGGCTGCTGTTGATGTTGATGAACATAAGTTCGAGGGAGACTTAGAAAATGAACTTAGATCTAAGTTTGGTTCTTGGGATTTTGTCTGTTACAGTACTGCTAGCAGTAGCGCTGATCATCCAAAGTTTAGGTTGGTCTTCCCACTTAAATCAGGAGTTAAAGCGGATAAGATTAAAGCATTCTGGTTTGCGCTCAACACCGAACTCGATTCAATTGGAGATAAACAGACTAAAGATTTGTCTCGGATGTATTACATACCTGCGGAGTATGCTGGCGCTAACAACTTCATCTTTAGTAATCGCGGTGATTACATTGATCCCGATGAGTTGATAAAGAAACACCCCTTTATCCAGAAACAATCAAACAACTTCATCGACAATCTTCCGGAGGCTATGCAGAAAGAGATTATTGCTCATCGTAAAGCTAAACTTCCCAACCGTGAAAAATTTAAATGGAGCAGTATTCATGATTGTCCGTTTGTCAATAAGAAAATGCTGGTTGAATACCGAGCTATTTCTGAGACTGGTTGGTATCATAAGATGTATCAATTTATGGTAGCAGTTGCATTTAATGCGATTAAAAGTGGATACCCGATATCCGGAAACGAAATTGAAATGATGGCGAGAGAGCTTGACCGAGAAACTGGCAATTGGTATGAGAAAAGACCTTTACTGCTTGAGGCAAATTCTGCGCTTAATTATGCTTATAAGAACAGTGAGGTTTTATGAACGAATGGGACAAAAGGTTTATTAGACAAGCCAAAGAAATATCAACGTGGTCAAAAGACCCAAGAACGCTAATAGGCGCAATCGCTGTTAAAGACCGAAGAATACTTTCTACCGGATATAATGGCTTCCCTCGAGGCGTAGCTGATGATGAGAGGCTAGATGTTCGGGAAATTAAACATAAGTATGTCGTCCATGCCGAAGCTAATTGTATTTACAACGCAGTTCATCATGGGGTATCGTTAGCAGGTTCAACCTTCTACGTTTATGGCTTGCCCGTCTGTAATGAATGCGCTAAGGGTATAATTCAGTCAGGGGTTACTAGAGTTGTTATGCAGCTACGCGAACTGCCTACCAATAAGTGGCAAGATTCGTATCAGATAACGAAGGAAATGTTTAGGGAAGCAAAAATAAGTTTTGAAATGTATTTACTTGACAACGAAATTAGTTTATAATACACCTGTATTTAAAAATGAGGAAACATTATGGGTTTAATGGATAAATTGAAGAAGAACTCGAAGATTGAAGATACTTCGATTCTTAACGAATCTAAACTATTCTCTGATAAGGATATGGTGGTCACCGAAGTACCGATGATCAACGTTGCGTTATCTGGTCGATTGGACGGTGGGTTGACCCCAGGACTAACTGTTTTGGCTGGTCCATCTAAACACTTTAAAACATCGTTCGCGCTGCTTATGGCTTCGGCGTATTTGAAGAAATATCCTGACGCAATCATGCTGTTCTATGATAGCGAGTTTGGTTCTCCTCAGGCATACTTTGAGACGTTTGGTATCGACACTGGTCGTGTACTTCACACTCCAGTTATGAACGTCGAAGAACTTAAATTTGATATGATGTCTCAGCTAGAAAACATCGACCGTGAAGATAAAGTCATTGTTGTAATAGACTCTATCGGTAACTTGGCTTCCAAGAAAGAAGTTGAAGACGCTATCAACGAGAAGTCCGTTGCTGACATGACTCGAGCTAAGTCTCTCAAAGCACTGTTCCGTATGGTCACTCCATACCTAACTAAGAAGGATATCCCCCTACTAGCAATCAACCACACGTATATGGAAATCGGTCTATTCCCGAAAGCTATTGTTGGCGGTGGCACTGGTATCTACTACAGCGCTGATAATATCTGGATCCTTGGTCGCCGTCAGAACAAGACGGGCACTGAGATTACGGGTTATGACTTTGTAATCAATGTAGAGAAATCGCGTTACGTTAAAGAGAAGTCTCAAATCCCAATTAGCGTATCATGGGATGCTGGTATTGAGCGATTCTCTGGTATGTTTGACCTTGCCCTAGCACTAGGATATATCACTAAATCTGGCAGTCGATATCAACTAACTGACCTTGAAACAGGTGAGATTGACGATAAGAAAATCTGGCGCAAAGATATCGGTGATGACTTTTGGACTAAACTGATTGAACATAAACCATTTGCTGAAGCGATTCAGAAACAGTATATGATTGGATATAAAGCTGAACTCGGGGAAAACTTTTTAGAAGATATTCCTTTACCTGACGAGGAAGAAGAGGTATAATATGTCGTACGAGTTGATTGAAGACAAAGATAATTCTTTCTACTCTGTCAAGATTACTGATGGACCATACTCCGGTGTGGTCTATGAGTACGGTAGAGTTTCGCTTAAACACATAGAAGAAACAGACGAAGCCCAACTTTCATATAGCTATGAAGTCATTGAAGGTGATAATACTTTAGAGGGCGATGTTGACTTCGAGAATTATATTGGCGATATCCTTTCTGAAATATTGGTTGAAGCGTTCGATACAGGCAATTACAAAATAGGTGGTAATGATGGCAAATCTGGAAACAACAATTCTAAGGAATCTGATTAACGAGGAATCGTTCACCAGACAAGTTGTTCCTTTTTTGAAATCTGAATACTTTGACGAATCTCATCGGTTCGTCTTTGATCAGATAGTTAAGTTCGTCAACAAGTATAATAGTCTCCCCTCGCGGGAGGCTTTTCTTATTGATGCTGGCGAGGCATTGACTGGCGCAGTAGATGCTGCCGAAGTCACTGAGATTGTTGGCGAAATCTTTGAACCTCAAGAAGTAGATCGCAAATGGCTTATGGATTCTACTGAGAAGTGGTGTCAGGATAGAGCTATCTTCCTGGCTATCATGGAAGGTATTTCTATCATTGATGGTAAGCATAAGACCCTAACCAAAAACGCATTGCCTGACTTATTGTCTCAGGCTTTGGCGGTTACGTTCGATCATCGCGTTGGTCACGATTACCTTGATGAAGCAAAATCTCGTTATGATTTTTACCATATGGAAGAGAAGCGGATGCCGTTTGACCTTGAGTTGTTTAACGACATTACGAAAGGCGGACTGCCGAATAAGACTTTGAACGTGGCTCTTGCTGGCACTGGTGTTGGTAAATCTTTGTTCATGTGTCATTGTGCTGGCGCTAACTTATCTGCCGGAAAGAATGTGCTATATATTACTATGGAGATGGCTGAAGAACGTATTGCTGAACGTATTGACGCCAACCTCATGAACGTCACCATTGACCAGCTTGAGACGTTGCCTCGTGAGATGTTCGAAACTAAGGTACAGAAGATTGCCAACAAGACTAATGGCAAACTTATCGTCAAGGAATATCCAACTGGCTCGGCTCATACGGGGCACTTCCGTGCTCTACTGAATGACCTAAAACTTAAGCGAAACTTTGAACCTGATATCATTTACATTGACTATTTGAATATTTGTTCATCTTCGCGTATGAAAGGTCTTGGTGGCTCGGTTAATACCTACTCTCTGATTAAATCTATTGCGGAGGAAATACGTGGTCTCGCAGTTGAATTCGATGTCCCAATCGTCACCGCCACCCAAACTACTCGAAGCGGATATGGTAACACTGACGTTGGACTTGAGGACACGTCTGAGTCTTTCGGGCTTCCTGCTACTGCTGACTTTATGTTTGCGTTGATAAGTAACGAGGAACTCGAGAAGCTTGGTCAGATTATGGTTAAGCAGCTGAAGAACCGATACAATGACCCAGGACATAACAAGCGATTTGTTATCGGGGTTGACCGAGCTAAAATGAAACTGTACGATGTAGAAGCTAGTGCTCAAAACTTAATCGGCGGCTCTGCGCCTCAACAGGATACTGGACCGATTAACAGCTTTGGGTCAAACGAAAAGAAAGATTACACTGATTTTAAATTTTAAGGTGAATGAATGAAAAGTTATAATGAAATAGCTAGTGCCCGTCTTGTTAGCTACTCTCAGGCGACTGAAGAGTTTAAGGACATGGGGGTTGATGGTGTTCAAGAATTGATCGCTTATTGTGCAAGGGTTTCTAATCCAAAGAATCAAGTAAACAATGAGACAGCAGAAAAGTTGATCAATTATTTGATTAAACACTCTCACTGGTCACCGTTAGAAGTCGTGAGCGCAAACATTGAGATTGTGACTACACGCGATATTGCTCGTCAGATTCTACGCCACCGCTCGTTCTCTTTCCAAGAGTTCAGTCAGCGTTATGCCGATCCTTTCGAGCAGTTTGATGAAGCGTTCTGTTATCGTGAAGCGCGTATGCAGGACGAGGTGAATCGTCAGAACTCAGTCGTATCTGACGACCCTAAGATTCAGGAAGAATGGATGCGTATTCAACAGCGTGTACTAAACTTTGTTAAGAAAGAGTACGGATATGCGCGTGAACTTGGTATCGCTAAGGAACAACGTAGAGCCTTGCTGCCTGAAGGTAATACCCTCTCATACCTTTACATGAACGGCACTATCCGCAGCTGGATTCACTTCATTCAGTTGAGGGCTGGCAACGGTACTCAGAAAGAACATCAGATGATCGCAATTGAGTGCGCAAAGGCAATCAACAAGATCTTCCCCTATGCGGCAAAATTAATTTAAAAATCGCTTTACTTCCCTCAACGTATGTACTATACTAAGTAGTATTGAAATTGAGGGAAGTTTAATGTTAGAAGTTTACGCATATTCAGACAATACAGAAATTACCAGCAAAGTAGAAAAGGCAGTTTACTACGCGATTTCAGTATTACTACCTAAGACTAGAGCACTCAGCGTAGAAGTAGAAATAGAACCGATGGGCGAATGGGAACACGGTTATTGCCACGGAGTAGGCGGCAAATACTACGAAATATCAGTCAACTCAGACCTCAGCGAAGAAGATATTATTAAAACCGTTCTTCACGAAATGGTACACGTTAAACAGTACCATAAGGGCGAACTCAGCCTTAAGAAACAGGAAAAAGTTTGGCGAGGAGCCAAGTGGGAAGGCGAAGACTACAGGGAGTTTCCTTGGGAATTAGAAGCGTACGAACTAGAGGAGGAATTATACCTTGGATTTATTAACCAGTAAAGAACTTTTTGGGGCATTTATCCTAGCGGTATTTGGACTCGGTTTGTATTTTATGTACATGAAAGGTTCTCATTATGGTGCTCGGGTTGGAGCCAGGATCGGGTTCAATAAAGGTTTAGAAGAAGGATTCAACAAAGGATTGGAAAAAGGGACTTATGTTAGTATAGAACTATTACAGAAACATGGTATTTTAGACTATACTATGGAAGAGATTGACGAAATATTAAAGGAGAAGTTGTAATATGAGTCATATGGGAAAACATATAGTAGAAGTTGTAAACATGTACGAGAGCGGTAGAAATGTCAACCAAATTTCTAAGGCTCTTCATATTCCGGTCGAAATCGTAGACCAGATCATTGAATCTAACTTTGGGGTGAAACCTCAACAGTTTTTAACGGAATAATTCCTCCAGTTTGGCTCCTTCGGGAGCCTTTTTTGTTTATAAATAATATATAATTTGTATTTAAATGGGAACCCTGATGCTACATTTCAATCAATTTTCTAAGCTCAAAGAAGCCACGATAGTCAATCAAACGACTTATACGACTGGGCATAAACTCGAGTTGCGCAAAACCGCAAAGGACGTATTGAAAGACGCCCTTAAAGGCGATATAGAATTGGCTGACCCGCAAGAGGCAATTGAACTTGTTATCGGTAAGGGCACTGCTTCTGTATACGTTAAATCTGGTGGACAAGTATATAAGATTGTTGGTTCGGAATCGGGCATCAACGGTTCGTTCAATCACGCTGGTGGCGGTAAATCAGATACCCATAAAAAGACTCGTTGTAAAGAAGCAATGAGCGTTATTGTATTCAAGCATTGGCAAGAGACTGGTTCACTTATCGACGAAGATAGCGCGATTAAAGAACTAACTAAGTGGGGTGCCGACCCATCTGTATATGGTTCAACTTACTACACAAGCGCCAAACTACAGCTTGAATCGTTTAAGAAAATCAAGCGTATGGGTACTATGCACTTCGAGTTTCAGGGCGACACCTATTCGGCTCCCATCTACGCTAAAGCAAAAGCATTGGGTGGACCTAAGTCTGCGGACAACTGGAACCCTGCGGATATCTGGCTATTCAACGATTCTTGGAAAGGTAATCTGAAAACTGAACTGGATAAGATCGAACACATTCAAGAACTGAACCTTTGGATTCGTCGCCATTACGTTAAGAAAAACATTGTCCCTATTTCCCTCAAACAAGCTTCCGGAAAATCACACATCGAACTAATCGAACCTATCAAATACAAAAACCGCCAGCTTGATTATGACTTTACTTTGAACCGTATCATTATTGCTGGTTCTTGTAAGTCCGTATTCGTTGAGACTAACTCAGGCTTCCAGTTTAAGGCAAACGCTCGCGCTGCTAAGGATAATCCAAACCTATTCTACGAAGGTACTATGAAGAAGGAAAACTTCTCTATGGGCGCTATTGATAAACCTGAGTGGGATCGTTTCTCTCGCGGTGAAGTTCCGGCAGGTAAGACTATCAAGCCAACTGACGGTTTGTTGAGCCGCTCGCTTGCCACGTATACTAAGTACAAAGACGTTATCCTACAAAAAGATAATGAGAACCTATGGGCTCCAGACTTTAATTCTATGGATAACCTAGCCAAGCAGCGCTACATTCACTGCGCGGACTTCCTTAAGTTCGTTATGGAAAATTACGAAGAAACTATTCGCTTCGGCTTCTTTGCCTCTATGAAAGTTTCAGACATTAACTCAATGTACCTGAAGATTAAGTAATATGAAAAAGTTTAAAGATTTTATCTCTGAAGAGAAAGACGGCAACCCTTGCTGGAAAGGTTACAAGCAGCTTGGTATGAAGAAGAAAGGCGACAAAGAAGTACCTAATTGTGTGCCTGAAGAGAATGAACTTGAAGAACGTTCTACAGGTCAACAAATTAAAACAATGGTCGGTAAATTCTTCAATAAGAAAAATTATAAAGCAGCGGCTGAATATGCTAAGAAATCTGGTAAAAAGGCAGCTGACGTTGCTCGTATGTATAAGGGTGTCGATGCCAGAGAATTAGCTTCTATGATCGGCGAAGATACTGAACTTGAAGAGTCTGCTGAATACCAAGGTAAGAAAGTGACCCTTAACAACCCATTCCGATTGCCCTCTGGTTCTAAAAAGAAGTTTGGCGTGTACGTAAAAAACGACAAAGGCAATGTCGTGATGGTTAAGTTTGGCGACCCTAATATGGAAATAAAACGTGATGACCCAGAACGTCGCAAGTCATTCCGCGCTCGTCATGGTTGTGATACAGACCCTGGTCCAAAATGGAAAGCAAAATTTTGGAGTTGTCACCAATGGAGAGCTGGCGCAAAGGTGGATAATTAATGAAAGGCTTCACTCAGTTCCTAAACGAGACTATAATTAAAAAGGATGGTAAGTATCGTCTGGTGTCAAAGTCAGGTAAGAACCTTGGTGAATTTGATACTAGAGATGAAGCCGAGGAGCGCGAGCGCGAGATTCAATACTTTAAAAGTAAAAATGAAGAGCATGGCGCAGGCGAAGAAGGCACACCGGAATTATTAAGGAAGTATAAAAAAGATACCCCAATGGAAGGTTTCGATGCTTTCAGTTCTTTACTCACCGAAGAAAAGAACACCCATATGACGCACATCGAAGATCAGGTTATCTATGGTGGTGTTAACGGAGCGCGGGAAGCCATCCTAGCTCTCAGGTCCCTCCGCGATATGCTCGCAGGTAATAGTAAAGGATCGACTGACGTAACTGTTAAATGGGATGGCGCTCCTGCCGTTTTCTGTGGTATAGACCCTGAAGACGGTAAATTCTTTGTGGCAAAGAAAGGTATCTTTAATAAGAACCCGAAAGTCTATAAAACTAAACAGGATATCTACGACGACATAGATAATGCAGAGTTGGCTCAGAAGATGCTTGTTTCTCTTGAAGAGCTATCTAAACTAGGAATTAAAGGCGTTGTTCAAGGTGACATCATGTTTACTGACGACGTCAAGGAAGAGACAATTGACGGCGAAAAATATCTTACTTTTCATCCTAATACTATTGTGTACGCTGTACCTAGTGAATCAGAAGCCGCTCGGAGTATTCGTAAAGCCAAAATCGGTGTCGTGTTCCATACAGCCTACAATGGGTCTTCCTTCGCCGACATGCGAGCGAGTTATGGAGTAGACGTAAGTAAGTTCAAATCAGTTCCTACAGTATGGGCGGAAAGTGCTACGTTGAAAGACTTATCGGGCACTGTAACTCTAACGCAAAAAGATACAAAAGAAGTTACTGATGCGCTGTCAACCGCAGGTAAGATTTTCTCGCGAATATCTGGTTCTACGTTAAGAGAACTAGAAGCTCATCCTGATTTACCACGTTTGATTGAGACTTATAATAACTCCTTTGTACGCAAGGGTGAAGTCATCAAGGATACCAGAAATCACGTTGAAGGTTTGATCAAATTCATTGAAGAACGTTACGCAAAAGAAATTGATAAGCGCAAGTCTGAGAAAGGTAAGCAGGCTCAACGAGACAAGTTGGACACTATCCTTGAATTTTTTAATCGTAAAAACAAGCCATCTTTGGTCCAGATTTTTGAATTACAGAAGGCTATCGTCAACGCCAAGATGATAGTTATTAAGAAACTAAATAAGCTAAATAATATAAATACTTTTGTTAAGACCAAGAATGGCTTTAAGGTTACTGGCGCAGAAGGGTTTGTTGCTATAGACCATATGAAAGGTGGAGCGGTTAAGCTCGTCGATCGTATGGAGTTTTCAATGAACAACTTTGATCCAGATATTGTGAAAGGTTTTGATAAGGTTCGGTAGTTAATAACTTAGAGATTGAAGTTATTATAAATACTTGTATAGGCTAACAAATACAGGTATTGGATATGAGAACTTATGTTTACTGGATAAGAAGGGAAGCCCATACTGACATAGCCTCCGAAGGGTATGTCGGTATAACAAAAGACTTATTGGAAAGAATCAGGCAGCACAAGAAAAAGGCGAGTAATTTACACCTAGAAAACGCCTTAAATAAATATGATGACATAATCGTTGAGTGCTACGCTATTTGCCCTGATAGGGAAACAGCAAAGAATATCGAGAAGTCTTTGCGACCTTCCCCTAAAATAGGTTGGAACGAGGCACCTGGAGGAGATATACCGCCTCCAGTTAAAGGTAATAAGAAAGTCATAGAGAAAATAAGAAATTCTATTTTGGCTCTTGGTACTGTACCTTACTGCGAAAATACTCATAGCCCAGAAGCTATAGAGAAAAGGTTAGAGGCTAGAAGGAAGTCAAAGCCAATGTGGTTCCACAACCCAGATACCCTTGAGTATAGGTTGATAAAAACCGCATATGAAGACGTTCCGGAAGGTTGGGTTCGAGGGAGAAAACCAAAGGTTGTTCGCGAACCCAAAGAAAGAACTGGCAACAGCGCAAAATGGATTGTTAATGATGGGGAAGTGGATCACCAAGTTTTCAATTTGAAACAATGGTGTAGAGATAATAATATCCCCTATCTTGGGGAAAAGCCTTATAATAGTTGGAAAAATTATAAGGCTACAAAGGTGAAGAAATAGGTTGGGATTCACCCACCCGTTAGTTTATATAGGTTAAGCATCCGAATGGGAACAGATATGCTATCATTTCAAGAATACAGTTTAGAAGAAGAATTAATGTTAGAAGAACTCGAGATCGACGAAGATCTAGACGAGGCTCTGACATTACAGCAGCGTATGAAAGCTAAAGCGACTTTCCGTAAAAATAAGGCAAAGATCGCTATGGGTAAGAAAAGGGCTGAGAAGAAAATTGCCTCGCCTGAAAAACTCAAAGCTAGGGCGAAAAAACAAGCCCGCAAAGCAATAGAAAAGAAACTTCTTAAGAATAAGACCAAAGACGAATTGTCGTTCTCAGCACGTCAAGAGCTAGAGAAAAAGGTCGAGAAAAAGAAAGGCGCTATTGAACGTATTGCTAAAAAACTTCTTCCAAAAGTCAAAAAGGCAGAACTAGAGAAGAAGCGCGGTAATAAGACTGAGGATAAGTAATGAATCTAAAGTCTTTCACACAATACCTGACCGAAGCTTCGGAAGGAAAAACTGTCACAGTATGCTGGGGGCGATATAACCCAGCAACAATCGGTCACGAAAAACTATTTGACGCCACCAAAAAGGCGGCTGGTACTGGTGACTATTTTATCTACACCACTCAATCAAATGACGCGAAAAAGAATCCGCTAGAATATACAACTAAAATAAAGTATATGCGCAAAATGTTCCCGCGTCATGCTCGAGCAATTATCCTAGACAAATCAATCCGCACTATCTTCGACCTAATGACCAGCCTATATGATAAAGGCTACACTAAAATAAACCTAGTGGCTGGTTCAGACCGAGTTACTGAGTATGATGCTACTTGTAACAAATACAACGGTGTTAACGGTCGCCACGGCTTCTATAACTTTGAAGGTGGCGTGAACGTAGTATCCGCAGGTCAACGCGACCCAGACGGTGAAGGCGTTGAAGGTATGTCTGGCACAAAATTACGTGGCTATGTTAGCGATAATAATTTCGCTAAGTTTAGCGAGGTAATGCCAAAGAACTTTAAAGAAGTTCAGGATTATTTTAACGATATAAGAAAGGGGCTTGGCTTATCTGAGTCATACTCTTTCCGCGAACACATCCAACTTGAAACCGTATCTGAAGCGCGTGAAGCTTATGTTGAAGGCGAACTTTATGAAAAGGGTGATTTGGTTGTGATCAAGGAATCAGAAGAAATCGCGAAGATACTAGTGACTGGCGCGAATTATTTAATTGTCGAAGACTCAGCAGGCAAGAAGCTACGTAAGTGGCTCGATGCGGTCGAACCACTCGAGAAATAACTATGGATAATATAGATAAGGTACTTGGTCGCCTAGAAGCAAAAATCGATAATATCAATAGACTCGTTGAGCATATTGAAGAAACCGACCGAAAAATTTCAAGGTTGGAGATTAGGTCTGAGCATCAACATTCATTGATTGAAAAGCTACAAGACACAGTCCACGACCACCATAACAAACACTTTTTAACATTTATGTTATTGGGCACCATCACTTTGGTAGCTTCAATTAGCATTTGGTTTATTACCTGGAGATAAAAATGTACAATAAAAACCCTATTGCTGAAGCGTACCTAAAAATGCTCGCCGAAGCAACTAAAGTAGAAGCCGAAGACGAAGATGATACAGAAGTCGACGAGACTGATGATCGCGAAAGGTCTGAGCCTAAGAAACCTAAGAAAGACCCTGCCGCTATTAAGCCAAAGGAAGATGACGCAGCTGACGAAGACAAGCCTATGAAGGAATCTGTTGACGAAGCTGAGCTTGAAGCAATCGCTATGAAGCTTGGCGTACAAGTCGCTGACGTTAAGAAATTCCTTGATACTATGCAGCAGCATAAAGCGCTTGGCGAAAGCGTTGAACAGCTTGATGAAATCTCAAAAGAGACCAAAGCAAGCTACCTTAAGAAAGCCAACAAAGATTCTTACGATATGTTTACTGGCAAGAAGCCTGGTTCTAAAGAGAAAATGGATAAGCGTCGCGCTGGTATCCAGAAAGTATCTAAGGAATTGGAAGGTCAGAAGAAACTTGCTGATTACGATCCTAAGACTAAGCAATACACTCGTGAAGAAGTTGAACTAGACGAAGCTACAATGGCTGACATCAAGAAAGAAGTTCAAGCTAAACTCGATAAAATGAACGATAAAGAGTTGATGGACTTTGAGGCGAAGCATAAGAAAGCTACTCCAATTGACTTCAACCGTGCTATGATAACCACTGACGTAGTAAACGCTGAATTGAAGAAACGTAAGATTCGTCCTATGGCTAAATCAATTCACGAGCCAGGCGCAATGAAGCACGCAGGTAAGTTTAAGCGTTACACTGGTAAGAACGCTCCCAAAAACGGAGAGAAGCTTGATGAAGGTAAAGGTTTCGAAGCACAGTACAAGCAAGGTATGAAAGGCACTGTTAAAACTAAGAAGTTTAAAGACGAAGCAGCTTTTGAAAAATGGCTCGACAAAAACGAAGGTAACGTTGAGGTCATGAGCTTTAGGGATTTAGATGAATCAGTTGAAGTTCAAGAATCAGCTATCAAAGGCAAACACCTCCGTTCTCTAATTGATGCACTAAAGGGTAAGTAAGATGAAGAAACCATCAGGTCTACGTAACGCCATCGCAAAACGCGATGGCTACTACTCACCAAAGGGTGAGAAACTTAAAGGCGCTTCTCTAAGCCAAGCAGAAGTCGATGCTTGGAATGGCGTAAAAGAAGAAGCTGCTCCGGCTCCTGTAGTTAAAGAAGTTGTGGTCGAAGAAGCTGCTCCGTCAGTCGAAGATGACATTGCCATCGAAATTACTAAATCTGAAACAGTACTAGATAAAGTATTCAAAAAGGTTTCTCGTAAGAAGAAATAATATATGAAATTATTTGATGTGATCACGGAAGAAAACTTCCTACTATATGCATCCCATTGTTATAACAATTTACAGGCGACAAGCCTCGATGAATTTTATTCTGACTTAAACCGAATAAAATATTTGAGGCGCTTGTTTAAAAGGATCGATGAAGGTGATTTACAAGAGCGACTAATCTTAAATCACCTAATCGTGATATATAATGTGTTTGGGATTGAGGGTGGTCACAAGCTGACGTTCTTTAAAGTTGAACGAAAGCATTGGGGGTATCTAAAAACCTTTTTGATATACTTAAATTATTTAACTGAAGACGCACTTCCTATGATACCTTTAGACGAAAGTATTGTAGATGCTTTAAGGAAACTATAATGGGACTTATTTCGGGCGCTGCTAATGCCTATTTTACATACAAATTTCTACGTTTGTTGACCCAGGATTGGAAAGACACGGATGCGTATAAATTAGGTATAGTCGATGAAGACGGTAAGGCTCTGAAGAAAATAAGAGACCTAGACACACAGGACGAGAAAGATGCGTATTCAGTGTTCAATAGACTTGTCTTCAACCTCAAACGTATTATTGGCAAATTGCCCTTTGGAAAAACTAGACTGGCTAGTTACGCTGCAGCTTTATTTTTAATAAAGGAGCACCAAGGTGTCGACAATGAAGCTATCGAGAATATTCTGGCTGAAATGGAAATCGATTTTACAGACGATATCCTCGAATCTACAGACGAGTGGTTTATTAGAGAAGGAAGGCTCGGACAGGGAACCTATGCTCTGACAAACGATATAGCCTCTCCAGCTACTTTAGAAATCGCTGGGCGTAAAGGATCAAAGGTTATTAGCGAAGGCTCAGAGCCATACGGCGAAATCATGGGACTTCCAGTATATAAAGTTAAACATGTAACAACTGGTCAGATATTGTTCGTGACCTCTAAAGACATTAAAAGGTAAGGTATGAACCCAATACTCAAAAAACTCTTAGCCGAGAAAAAGGCGAAGGATTACGATAAAGACGGTAAGATTGACGATCATGAAAAGGATCACGCTTCTGAAGAAGAGCGCTTTAAAAAGATCGAGAAAGATATCGCTGACCTAAAGGCTCACGAGAAAGAAGACGACATGGAAGAAGGTTATGTCGACTTTGGTCGTTCTCGTAAAGCGTCTAGGGCTAATGATGAAATTCGTGCCCGTGCTCGTAAATTCGAGAAAGACCAGGAACACAGGAAGCGTGTAAGAGACGGTGGCGGTGAACAGCTTAAACTAAAATTCGAGCAGTTCATGACGATTCTTGATGAAGCTGTGGGCGACGACTTTAAACAGATGATCAAGATGTTCCCTACTTCTAAGATCGAACGTCTTATGAAGATTGACAAAAATGCTGAGCGTGTAGATGCCCTTCGCGCTGAACTAAAACGTCGCGGCAAACTCAAGGAAGAAGTTGAACTAGACGAAGCATACAAAACACCTGAAGAAGCGAAAGCATACGAAGCAGGTAAGAATGCGTGGCGTGCCAAGAAAAAGTATGACGCAAATCCTAACAAAGACCCTAAGCTAAAGGCTGCGTGGTCTAGAGGTCATAATGAAGCGCGTGCTAAGTTCGTGAAGAAGTACGGTAGCGAAGAAGAGAAAATGCGTTATGAGTCAGTTGAACTTGAAGAAGCAACTCACACACCTGAGAAGATTCTAGGATCAAAACCTTCACAGAGTATCAAGTCTAAAGATCAGTGGATTAAAGCCGCAAAGGGTATGGGGCTAGTCGTTAAGTCTCCAAGCACTACTCCTGATGGTGATAATAACTCAGATATGTACCTAACTGCCTTTGATAAGCAAGGTAATATGAAAGGCACTTGGTATAAGACTCATGGCGTCTTTAAAGAGTCAGTTCAACTCGATGAAGTTAGTAAAAAGACTCTAGGTTCGTACATCAAGAAGGCATCGCAGAACGCTGCAAACAATAAGGCTAATGCTCAACTCTCTTTCAAACGAGGCAAGGACGAATTAGCATTTGCACAGCAAGATAAAGCAAACAAGCGTCTCAAAGGTATCGAGAAAGCTACTGACCGTCTAACTAAAGAAGAAGTTGAACTTGAAGAAGCCAAAATGACTTATTGGATCGGAACACCAAAGGTCGAAAAAGGTAAAATCAAGAAACATCACACCGCAGAAGTAAAGGCATCAAGCGAAGCTGAAGCAAAGAAAAAGGCTGCCGATTTCTTTGAAAATGGTTACACGCCAAACGATATAAAAGTTGTTATGAAATACGATGAGTCTGTTGAACTTGAAGAAGCTGCTCAAATCATTAGATTGACAGCTAAAGATAGTGCAGGCAACACATTCAAACTTGTTTACAATGTCGATAAGGATTTTGTTGGTCTTTCTAACCAAAACAAGGTAGCTAAGGCTCTGGGAAGTATAGTTTCAAGAATGCCAACTGCTAAGGGCAACGCTGCTGTTAAAGATGCTGTGAGGTCTGGATTCAAACAGGCTGGCGCTAAGGGAATTCTGGCTAAGGTCAATGCAATCTCTGATTACCGCTTCTCTATTTTGAACGAAGAAGTTGAACTTGAAGAAGAAGTGTCAGCTAACAACGCATCTTCTGGGTCCGTCGATATGAATCAGAATGGCGGTTACAAGAAGAAAGACAAGCGTGGTAAATATGATACAGATAATATGTTCCGTCGCAATAACGGGCTAAAGGTTATCGAAAGGATCATGAAAGCTCGCGGTTCCAAATAATTACAAGGAAAATCAATGAAAACATTTAAATCTTTTATCGTCGAAGCAGTATCATTGCCCGATGATTACGTGGCTAAGGTTGTCTCTTGGATTATCGACGAACCAGTTGATACTTCTAAACTAAAGATCCAACGTTCAGGTTCTTACCTTTCTGTGTATTATAATGGAAGCTATAACGATGTTGTTGCTAAACAGCAACTAAATAAAGCTGGTTTGAAGATGAAGTCAGATGGTAATGGCGAATACTTTGAGAAATCAAAGGCTGTCATTGAGTTGGGTAGTCGTTTGTCTATCTCTGATCTCAACAAATTCGCCACAGTTTTTACTAAGGCAGTTGGCAAACCGCCTAAAGAACTATCTGATGCTGAAATCGTTAAGATGATTGTTGACACGGCATCTAAACTTAAACCTTACAAACAGAAGGTTATTGGCACTGCAGCCAAGATGGATTCAATCATGTCATATGCAACTAAAGTATATGACAATGTTAATGGCGCTCGAGCTAGTTTCATTAAGGAACTAGAGAAACAGGCTGGCGTTGAATCAGTTTCCTTTAGCGAGTTTGATAATACATATTCTGTAAAGACAGAAGACGGACGATACAAAGTAGAAATAGATCAGATTGATAAATACGGCGGTATCGTAATCAACGTTAAAGGCTAATTAAATGGGGTGATATATAATGTTATCAATATTAGGTTCTTTGTTGGGATTCGCAGGTTCTGCGGTCCCAGCTGTTATAGACCACTTTAAGGATAAAGAAAAGAACAAGCAAGAGATTGAAGTGCTAAAGCTCCAAGGCGAATTGGTTAAACAAGGTTCAGAGTTGGATCTACTTGCGTTCCGTGAGAAGGCTGCTGACTCTGAACATGCTCGTTTGATTGAACATGATATGTCAATGTCAAATGAATCTGGGTTCTTTGGTGGTCTACGTAAGTCTGTACGTCCAGTAATCACTTATCTGTTCTTTACTTTATTTGCTACTGTTAAGGGAACTATGTTGTACTACTCTTACACAACAACAGGAGACTTCTTGGTAGCTGTACAACAGATATGGGATGAAGAAACTCAAGCTATCTTTGCGGCTATCATATCGTTCTGGTTTGGTAGTAGAGCTCTAGAAAAACGTAAACTCTAGTATATTCACCCCGCCCCAAACAGTAGTTCTATTATACTACGACATTCTAAAAAAGTAAAGCCATTTTTTAAATCAAATAGTCAAAATATGGCTTTACTTCTATCAATCATTACTATATAATTCACTCGTAATTAAAATTTTACATGAGATTGACTATATGAATACAAGCATTAAAGTAACAAAGCGCGATGGCTCGACAGAGCCATTCGATCTCGATAAAGTACACAAAGTTCTAGAGTGGGCTACTGACGATGTCAAAGGTGTTTCTGTATCGGAGATCGAGCTTCGCGCAAATATCCAACTATATGATAAGATTCCTTCTGACGAGATTCATGAGCTATTGATCAAGTCAGCGGCTGAACTTATTTCGGAACATACCCCCAACTACCAGTTTGTCGCTGCTCGTCTAGTGAACTACAAGCTACGCAAAGAGGTTTATGGTCGATACAAGCCTCTGCCCCTCGGCACTGTTATTCAAAATAATATTAAGTATGGCGTGTATGACAAGGAAATTCTAGAGAAATATTCTACTGAAGAAATCCTAATCATGGATCATTACATTAAGCATGACCGTGACGATAAGTTCACGTATGTTGCTATGGAACAGTTCCGTGGTAAATACCTAGTACAAGACCGTTCAACTAAGCAGATCTTTGAGACTCCTCAAATCGCTTACATGATGATTGGCGCTACACTTTTTGGTAGTTACCCAAAAGAAACGCGTATGCAGTACGTTAAGGACTTTTACGATGCAGTTTCAGAATTCTATATCTCTCTTCCTACGCCTATTATGGCGGGAGTACGCACCCCGACTCGTCAATTTAGTTCTTGTGTTCTTATTGAGTCCGGTGATACTCTCGATAGCATTAATGCTACTGCTTCTGCTGTGGTTAGATACATCTCTAAGAAAGCAGGTATAGGAATCAATGCTGGATCAATTCGCGCTGAAGGTAGTCGTGTTGGCGACGGCAGCGTTGTACATACAGGTCTTATTCCTTTCCTTAAGTATTTTCAAGCTGCTGTTAAGTCCTGCTCGCAGGGTGGTGTTCGCGGTGGCGCTGCTACTGTTTACCTTCCAGTTTGGCATTTGGAATATGAAAATCTGGTTGTCCTAAAGAATAATAAGGGTACTGACGAAACTCGGGTACGTCATATGGACTATGCCTTCCAGTTCAACAAGACTATGTACGAGCGTTTGTTGACAGGCGGTAATATTACGTTATTCAGCCCTAACGACGTTCCAGGGCTTCTAGAGGCGTTCTACGCTGATCAGGAAGAGTTTAAGCGGTTGTATGAAAAGTATGAAGCAGATAAATCTATTCGCAGAAAAGAATTGACTGCTATGGAAGTATTCAGTTCATTCCTGACTGAACGTAAGGACACTGGTCGAATCTACTTAATGAACGTTGACCATGCTAATGATCACGGTGCGTTTATTGCTGATAAGGCTCCTATTAAACAAAGTAATCTATGCTGCGAGATTGACTTGCCGACTAACCCATTATCAGACGTTAATGGCGATGAAGGTGAAATTTCGTTATGTACCCTAGCAGCAATCAACTGGGGTATGATTAATGAACCTAAAGACTTTGAAAAATACTGCACCATTGCAGTACGAGCTCTTGATGCGCTACTTGACTATCAGGCATATCCAGTACGTGCTGCAGAAATCTCGACCCATAATCGTCGACCTCTGGGTGTAGGTATTATCAACCTTGCTTACTTCCTTGCCAAACGAGGATTGAAGTACGATGACTCTGCTCTTGAAACAGTAGATGAGTTCGCTGAAGCGTGGTCTTACTACTTGATCAAAGCAAGTGCCGATCTAGCTGTTGAGAAGGGCGCTTGTCCGAAGTCTGACGAAACTAAGTATGGCATGGGTATTACGCCAAACATGACCTACAAAGCTGACGTTGATACTTTGGTTAAGCCTCAGAATCGTATGGATTGGACTAGCCTCCGCAACCAGTTGAATATGAACGGTATCCGCAACTCTACTCTGATGGCTCTAATGCCTGCTGAAACATCGGCTCAGATTAGTAACAGCACAAACGGTATTGAGCCACCTCGTGCGCTGGTATCTTACAAACAGTCTAAAGATGGTGTAATGGCTCAGGTTGTTCCTGGCTTCCACCACTTGAGAAATAAGTACGACCTGTTGTGGGATCAGAAAACGCCTGAGGGTTACTTAAAAATCTGTGCTGTTCTTCAGAAGTATATTGATCAGGGTATCTCGGTTAATACCAGCTACAACCCTGAGCACTTTGAGGACGGTAAAGTACCGATGAGCCAGCTGATTAAGGATATGGTGACGTTCTATAAGTTTGGCGGAAAACAACTATATTACAATAACACGTTTGACGGTTCGGGCGAACTAAAAGACGATTCGCCTATTGACGACCTCCCTTCTGAAATTGAAGATGACGGTCATTGCGATAGCTGTACCATTTAGTCAATCTGGGGGCGAAAGCCCCCTTTCTTATAATCCTATATAATGCACTATTTGAAAAAGGAGAATAGAATTGTCAGTTTTCCAACGTAAATTAAAATCCCACTTAGACTCAGCAATGTTCTTTGACGAGGCTGTAGATGTAGCAAGATACGATCACATTAAGTATCCGCAGCTTGATAAACTAACTGAAAAGGCGCTTGGTTTCTTTTGGTTGCCCCAGGAAGTTGATGTAACAAAAGATAAGATAGACTTTAATAAACTCGATAAACACGAGCAGCACATCTTTACATCAAACCTTAAGCGCCAGATTCTACTAGATTCGGTTCAGGGAAGATCGCCTAACCTTGCGTTTCTGCCCTATGTTTCTCTTCCTGAAGTTGAAACAATGATTGAAACTTGGTCTTTCTTTGAGACCATTCACTCGCGCTCGTACACACATATTATCCGTAATATCTACAGCAACCCAAGTAAAGTATTTGATGAGATGTTAGATATCCCTGAGATTACTGCTTGTGCTGACGACATTAGTAAATACTACGACGACTTCATTGAGTACGCTAAATGGTATGAAATGTTCGGCGAAGGCTCGCATACTGTATTGAGTCATAATAAAGAAAACGTTACTAAAACAGTGACTTTGCGTGAACTCAAAAAGAAATTGTGGCTTTGTCTGAATAGCGTTAACATCCTAGAGGGTGTCCGCTTCTACGTTTCCTTTGCTTGCTCTTGGGCGTTTGCTGAACTTAAGAAGATGGAAGGCAATGCCAAAATCATTAAGTTTATTGCGCGCGATGAAAACGTACACCTAGCAACATCTCAACAAATGCTAAAATTGTTGGCTAAAGAAGACCCTGATTTTGAGCACCTTCGTAGAGAATGTGAGGGCGAAGTCACTGAAATGTTCGTTAATGCCATTGAGCAAGAGAAAAGATGGGCAGCATACCTTTTCCAGTCAGGGTCTATGATCGGTCTGAATGAAAAACTTCTGGCAGATTATGTTGAATGGATTGGAACCAAGCGAATGAGAACCCTTGGGTATCACTCACCCTATACCGTTCCTCAGGCTAACCCTCTTCCATGGACAGAAAAATGGGTTGGTGGTGGATCTGTTCAGGTAGCACCCCAGGAAACCGAAATAACAAGTTACGTCACCGGAGGCGTTAAGCAAGACGTGACCACAGAAACACTACAAGGATTATCATTGTGATTATTGTATATTCTAAAATGGCTTGCGCTTTTTGCGAGCGTGCGAAATACCTACTTGGCCAAAAAGGCGAAGATTGGAAAGAAATTCGTATCGGAAAGGATATAGATATAGACGAGTTTAAGGAGTTATTTCCGGACGCTCGAACAGTCCCACAAATCGTTGAGATGACCGAATCTGGCGCTAAAAAGATTGGCGGGTATGACGATCTAGTTAATTGGTATACTGCTAAGGAAATGAGTATATGAATGAATATAACGTAGTATGTTCTTCTTGCGATATGGAGTTTAATGTCGCATTTGTTGAGGAAGATGCTGAGGTTAGATACTGCAGCTTCTGTGGCGAAGAACTAATCGAAGAATTGGACTTCAACGAAGACTGATGTGGTATTATAAAGGAGAAGAGTTTACCAGCGATGACATAGGCGAATATATCGGGTTCGTCTACTGTATAACTGACTTGTCTAATGGCATGAAATACATAGGCAAGAAGGGTTTAAAATCTACCCGTAAACTCCCTCCGCTCAAAGGACAGAAGCGGAGAAGAACAAAAATAATAGAAACAGATTGGCAGACTTACTACGGTTCTTCAGAGGAGGTAAAAAACCTCGTAGAAGAATTTGGTGGCGAAAGGTTCAAGCGCGAAATAATCCACCTCTGTAAGACTAAGGGCGAGATGAGTTATGTTGAAATGTATTATCAGATAACAACTCATGCCCTCCTCAAACCCGATGAATATTACAATGCGTTCATAGGCGGTAAGATCCACCGAAAACACATTAAACACATCGACCCCTCTAAGATTGAAATCTTCTAAGCATATTCTAAAACGATATAAAAAAGCCCCTCATGGGGCTTTACTTTTATCCACCATCCTTGTATAATCAATGTATAATGAATTGAGGATAATATTATGAATGCTAATGAATCTAAAGTTTTCTACGCAGTTTGTGAAGGCGCTTACCAGGATTGCGGTTACGATGTTGAATTCATCTCTAAAATCGTTGAACTGACCGTCCATCAAGTTAAAGGGTACATCGGAAGCCTAGCCAAGAAAGGTGCGGTTCGTACTATGTCTGATCGGGTAAATGGTCAAGATTGGACTACTATCTTGCCTACATGGGCTCCAGGCTGGTTCCTTTCTGATGAGATGGGTCGAGGCGAATTTGAGACTCGGGTTCACGAAGAATGGCTTAAGTTGAAGGAGGCATGAGTGATGAAATACAAATACGCTAATGTGAAATTCAACAATGGCAATGGAGCTTTACTCTGTAATGCTTGTAGAGTGATTATTGCTACAGGTCACGATCATGAAGACCGACTACACTTCTGCGAATCGTGCTCAGATGTTCTTCTGCAGCAAGAAAGATACATGTACCATAAAGTACGTATCTGGAAAAGTCAGAATGAAGCGCTGGATGAACTAGCTAAACAAGACCAAGAATGGTTTGGTAAGGGGTGAATGATGAAAGACGTTTGGAAAAACTACGGTCTACCAGATGATCCAGATGGAAGCGTCACAGAAGACCGTGTGTCTATAACAAAAAAAGAATATGAATTGTTTGAGAAACTAAAAAAGATATGGTTCCATACACAACCCCAATGGAGTAATTCATACTTTATATGTGGCGAAGGTGGTGAACATGATACCCACGGTTTACCTGATACCATTCTAGTTTGCCCTCGTATGGGGGAGAATACAACTGCAATCTATCGTAAAGAAAAAGTAGGAAGGGGTGGACAATAAATGATGAAAAATAGATACGGCGAAGAATACTGGTTTGAGCGAGCAGGGCAGCATACCTATCGATTTCATATGGAAGATGGCGGTACAAAGTACATGCGTATGGGTGGACGTGAAGGTCAGGAAAAACTTGACATGGAAGACCTTGGATTCTTTGATCCGGCAGGCGGACCGTTTGTTCAAATAGGTAGCATAGTTGATGGCAAGGCAGTAACTCGTATTCGCAGTAATGAAGACGGAATATATGTTGAGGTAGAATAACATGGATCAAGGCATATTAGCACAAGCAAGACGTTTCTATCATCATGTCTATAATGGTGGTACTTTGAAACCTGAAGATGTTTCTTACATGGTTCGGGCTCTTGAAGAAGCATATGCTGAAATTGAACAGTTGAAAGAAAACAAAAAGAATGACTATCCAAGTAAGCAATCGTAAAGCAAAATTCACCGAACTAAAACTATACTGTACTTTTGCTAAAGAAAATGACTACATCGAAGTCACAGAATGGTCTAACGGTGAAGGATACGATGTGACTATCAGTAACGCTGGTGAGACCAAGAATCTATCATTAACAATAGGTGAGTTTGAAGCACTCACTGTACTGATTAACTACCGAGGTGAATGATGACAGTTAAAGAGTTGAAAAAAATGTTAGAACTATATGATGACAATGCCGATGTGCTGTTCTCAGCACCTGATGATTTGTATAGCGTTAAAGTTGTTCCACAAGATAGTGACCGTGAATACTATGTGTACTTGGAGGCTGAGTGATGGAAAAGCAATACACTATCCAAGAAGTTCGTACTATGATCTGTGAGTTCTTTGATACTCGCAACCCTTACAAATATCTCGATGAAGCCGCTGGGCATGTAGCAGTTCAACAATTTCTAGAATC